AACGGAGGCGGAGTTCAGTAATGAGGCTATCATAGACGCTTTTGAGGGCGACCTTTTGGACTTTTCAACCATTGCGCCTGACTGCACTATGGCGGACTTTCTGACCTCGATTTTCAAGATGTTCAACTTATTTGTGGAGGTTGACCCGAACAACGAGAAGAACCTACTCATTGAAACGAGGGACACGTTCTATTCTCAGGGGGGAACAAAGGACTGGACGTATAAGCTGGCAAGGGACAGAGATATAACCCTTGAACCTTTAGGAGTTCTAACCGATAGGGAATATATCTACACCTATTCGGAGGATGGGGATTATTATAACGAACGCTACCAAAACAACAGAGGACACGTTTACGGAAGGGCAAGAATCGAAATAGATAATGACTTCGTTCAGAGTTCCAAAGATGTAGAGGTCATCTTTTCGCCTTCGCCATTGGTCAATGACAACCCAAGCAATAGATTGATTCCGAAAATATACGATGCAGACATTTCGGAAGGCGCACAACCTACGGATGCCAACATTCGTATTCTATACTTTCAGAACCTTCCAAGCAATCCATCTTGGGAGTTGGCAAGTTACTTCAACCCGACACTTGTTCAAAATACTTACCCTTATGCTGGTCATTGGGATAACCCGATAACGCCAACGGTCGACATCAACTTCGGGCTGCCTTTGGAGTTGTTCTATCAAGCGAATAGTTACACGGGAACGCTGCAAGTAACAAACGCGAACCTTTACAACATATATCACCGTAACTATATCAACGAGGTAACGGACAAGGACAGCAAGGTAATGACAGGAATGTTCTACCTTGAACCGACCGACATAAACACGCTTGATTTCCGCGACCAAATAGTGATAGACAACAGCTACTGGAGGCTCAACAAGGTAATGAACTACAACCCGTTCAAAGAGGGGCTAACGAAGGTGGAGTTGATAAAGGTCAAGGATGCGGTAACCTTCAACAAACGGGGCAAGAACCTGAACGCTGGTGGTTATCTTGAAAAGGAAAAGATGCCTTCGCCTTCCACCGAAATAAAGACCAACGGCAACAAGTACCCACCTTTTCAGGGCAAGGTAAGCGGAGCGGACAACAGAGTAGGCGATAGCGTTACGGCTTTCAAAATAGTCGGAAGCGGAAACACGATAGGAGAGGGTTCGAACAACATCACCATATTCGGCAACGACAACCGAGTAGCTGGAGGGCTGCACAACGTCCAACTGATAAACACCAACGGGGTCATTGTAACAGAGTCAAACAAGACGTTTGTTAACGGAAAAGAACAGGACAACGTGGAGGTATTGGACGGTGGAGAGAATGAGGTCAGGTCATTGAATGGAGGCACAAATATCTTCACGGTCGATGGAGGCGAGGACATCGTTCAGACACAATTTTCAGAAATAGCTATTTACACAATAGAAGGGGGCGAACAATAATGGCAACACAGGATTCACGAATTAAAATTAAGCGGTCAACGGTAACGGCAACCGTTCCAACAGTTCCAAGTAGCAACGACCACACCGATGGCACTTGGGTGGCTACGGACATCTACAAAGGCGAGTTGTTCTTCAACCAAGCCGATGGCGTTCTTTGGTCACGGGACGATAGCGGAGTTGTTTGTTTAGGTGGCTCTGCTTCTTTGACCATTGCAAGCGCGGACGTTCTAACTCTGAACACTACACCGTTGACCATTGTCGGCGCCGTTGCTAATTATGCCATTGAGGTCGTTTCTGCAAGTGTGAAGATTGACAGCCCGGGCGCACCGTATGCGACCAATGTAGGTCTTGAGTTGATATGTAGTGGAGCAACCGTCAAGCAAGCGGTAAATTTATTTGCTTTAAATTCATCCGTTACATCTGTCCGAAGGTTTTCAATTGGCGGTTCAACTGGCGCAACAGACACACAAGTGATAGCAAACGCTGACCTGTTGGTGCAAGTTCCAACAGGAAACCCAACTGCTGGAGATGCAGACATAACCGTTTTCGTTAACTACAGACTTATACCAGCTTAATGGCGACCAAAGTAGCGATAGAGGTAGACGTTAAAACGGGCGAAGCCAATGACGACATCATTGCGTTAAGGGAGGAACTCGAAAAGGTCAAAGCCGCCCAAGAGGAGATGACCAAGAAAATCGAGGCTGGATTCAAGGCTTCGGAAAAAGGGGCGGGGTTAGTTAGGAGTGGGTTCAACAAAGTTGGGACGGCTATTAAGGCAGTCGGCAAAGCTGCAGCAATCTTCACGCTGATAATCGGAGCGTTGAATTATTTGAAGGATGCACTCGGAAAGAACCAAAAGGCGGCAGACTTCTTAGGGAAGGCACTCGTTACCATTGAGTTGATTACAAGCAAACTTATCAACGATGCAATTGTCCCACTTGGCGAATGGTTGATTAAAGTGTTCACGCGACCACAAGAGGCACTTGAGGACTTCCTTGATGCAACCAAAGGCATCCGAGATATAGCCAACGACATAGCGGACATCTTCCAAAGTAAAGTTGCCGTAGCCGTTGACAAGTTGATGATTGGGGTTAACAATCTGAGAGTTGCCTATAATCTTTTGACTGGAGATACAGAAGAAGCGGCAGAGTTGTTAGCCGACAATGCAAGGCGGCAAACTGAGATAATCGAAGAGCAAGCTAATGCGGCAGAGAAGACAGACAAGGTAGTCAACGCCATAACATCAACGGTAAAAGAGGCTTATGATACAGTTGTTCAAACGGTAAACAATGCAACTGCATTAGCTGACAAACTTGTTAACCTTGAAAAGAAAGCGGAGGTTTCAGAAGCTATAAGAGCGAAAAGGCAACTTGCATACCAAGCAGAAGCGGAGGCACAAAGGCAGATAAGGGACGATGTAACCAATACGATAGCGGTAAGGGTTGCAGCAAACGAAGAACTCGGTCGGATATTGACCGAACAGACGGAACTTGAAACACAATCGGCTTCTGATAAACTCAAACTAATAGATGCTCAAATCGCAGCTTATACTGGTATAACCAACGCAAGCGCGATGAACGAGGAGCAGATAATGAAGGAGGTTGAGGCTAACCGCATCTCAAAGGAGCAAGCCGTTAGCCTTATCCAAGCGCAAACAGAACTGGTTGACATCTACGAAAGGACAGAGGGGCAAAGGTCGGAGCAGTTGACCAATCAAGTGGCACTTGAAAAGGAACTATTCGACATTCGACAAGAGTTAGCAAAGGTTGAGAAGTCTGACCGAGAACTTGAACTTCTTGAACTTGAACAACATTACGCAGCACTTGCCGAACAAGCACGTTTAGCTGGGGACACAGAGACAGACATAGAAGGCGCAAAGCAAGAAGCACTTGCAAAACTACGTAAGAAGTTCAGGGATGAGGACGTTGCGGAAACTATAAAAGCAGAGGAAGAAAAACAGAAAGCACGAGAAGCTGGATTGAGGGGGACGAGCGATATTCTTGGTGCTTTGGGAGGTTTAATTGAGGCGAGCGGAGACAATTCAAAACAGGCGGTAGCAATACAAAAGACTTTAGCCATTGCTCAAATAGCTATCGACACAGCTACAGCTATCACGGGCGCAATTGCACAAGCGCAAAAGACTGGGCCTTTTCCAGCGAACATAGCGGCTATTGCTACGGGTGTCGCTGCGGTCATAGCTGGTATATCTTCAGCAGTTGCTACACTCAATACGGCTAACGTACCGGGCGGCTCTGCATCTGCACCTACACCTCCGCAAATAACATCAGCTCCAGCTATTCAACCAGTAACCACAAACACAACCGAACTCGGAGGAGCTGAACAAGCCCAACTCGCACCGATACAAGCCTATGTCGTAGAGACAGAAGTAACGGGCAACCAAAACAACGTAAACCAAATAGAATCACAAGCAACATTCGGAGGATGAACAAGCTACCTGTAATTTACCTGACAATTGATGAAGACCACGAAACGGGTCTTGATGCTATCTCTTTAGTTGACCATCCAGCCATTGAGCGTAATTGGATGGCGTTCAACAAGAAGCAGAAGTTTTCGCTAAATGAAGAGAAGAGAATAATAAGCGGTTTTTGTATGACTGCCGACTATCCGATATACAGAAAGGACGAGGACGGGCGCGAGTATTACGTAGTATTTGACTCGGATGCCATACGTAAGATAGCTTACAAGTTTATGAAAGAAGGCAAGACCAACGCAACTAACTTAGACCACACAACGGACGTAGAAGGCGTGTTTATGTTTGAATCTTTCCTAATTGACGAAATGAAACCAACGCCTAAAGGTTTCGATAAAGCACCGAACGGCTCTTGGTTCGTAAGCTACAAGGTCGACAACGATGAGGTTTGGGCGCAAGTAAAGGACGGCACTTTCAAAGGTTTCTCAGTCGAGGGAGTGTTCAGCGAGAGCCGACAAATGGACGTAGACAAGATGATAATTGAGGAGGTGGAGAAAGCACTACGGGCATAGCCAAGTGGCACACCTTCCAAGAATTGCTATTTACTAAAAAAACACGCATGAACATTTCAGAACTTGTAGGGTCAAAATTGCCCGAAATCAAGAAACTACTTTTTAGCGATACAACCGAAGAGGCTTTCGTTGATGCTAAACTTGTGGACGGTACTATCGTCCGAGTTGAACCAGCTTTGGAAATCGGTGCATCTGTTGCCGTTGTAGGTGAGGATGCTGAAGTAGTACCAGCTCCAGATGGAGAGCACGAACTTGAGTCAGGTGAAATCGTAAGAACTGAAGGCGGTGTTATCGTTGAGATTCTTGAGCCTGAAGTAGAAGAGGAAGCAGGAGAGGAGAAAGAGGAAGAAATGGCTGCTGAGGAAGAAGTTGCTGCATTTGACCCTGAGGCGTTCAAGTTGGACATCATGGATTCAGTTGCCACTCTAATTCAGTCAGAGGTTGCCAAGTTTGCAAAGACTGAAAAAGTAAGCGACATAGAGAAAGCTGTTGGTCTGATCACCGACATCGTTGAGAAGATGGCAGCTACTCCAAAGGAAGAGCCAACCAAAAAAGTACCAAACCCTTTTAATAAAGGAACTAACTATGCCGAAATCGCTGAGAAGATGAGAGCGGCTATTACAAAGAAATAAACCAAAAAACATTATACTAAAATGGGATTTTCACCATCACCACTAACAAGCGGACTTCAGGCTTACATTGAAGAACAGAATTTTCCGCTAATTGCTAAAGCACTAACTTCTTCGCCAACTATGGCGATTGCCCAAAAACAAGTTGGAGTCAAGGGAAAGAGTGCTATCAACTTAGCTGACATTGATATTAATTTCCAAGATGGAAGCGGATGTGCTTGGAACGAAGATGGAGACATCACTCTAACGCAGAGATTCATAGACCCAGCTAAACTTAAGTTGAACATGGAGTTCTGCCCAAAGGAACTTGAAGCAGTTTACCTTAGAACTCAACTACCTTCAGGAGCGCATTACGAAACAATTCCTTTCGAGGAGTTCTTCTCTAACTACCTTGTTGAGAAGATTGCTGCTGAGTTGGAGAAGATGATTTGGAAATCTGTAAACGGGGCAACCAAAACTTCTACTCTTCCTAACGGAACAGGCAACTACCAATTCTTCAACGGTTTCCGTGATGCCATTCTTGGCGCATCTTACATTGATGCGAATACTGCTTCTTACGTTGATTCTACTGTTCTATCAACAGCATTGAACGCTGGAAACATGATAGAGGCAGTTCAAAGAGTTTATGCTGCGGCTGCTGATGCAGTTATCGAAAATGATGATGCTGTTGTATTCGTAGGTGCTGACAAGTTCAGAGAATTGGCTATTGCCATTCAAAACGGAATGGGTCTTGCAACCGCTGGAGGGCAACTTCAAGGTTACCAAACTGAAATGGGTTCTTTGTCAATGTTGTTTCCGGGTACTAACTTGAGGATTCAAGCAACAAGCGGACTAACTGCTGTGAACGATGTTTACCTTGCACGTACCAGCAATATGTATGTGGGCGTTGACTTGGATTCTGATGCAAGTTCAATAATGAGTTGGTATAGTATGGATGATCGTGTCTTCAGAATTGCGGTTGAATTGACAGTAGGCGCACAGGTTGCGTTCCCTGACCAAATTTCTGTTGTATCTCTTTAATCTAATCGGGGCGGCTTTCGAGTCGCCCCTTCACTCTAAAAACTAAAAACATGGCATATACTGGATGCGCACTCAGCTACTCATATGACCTCGATTGCCGCGATGCTGTTGGAGGGGTGAAGAGTGTTAGATTTGCGAACCTTGCTGACTATCTTGCACTAAACCCTGTCGCTCCTGCTGGAATTGTTACATCAATCACAGGAACGCCTACCTTTTATAAGTACGAGCAGTTAAAGGAAACTTCCTCTTTGACCGAAACCATCAACGGTAACAGTCAGAACGGAACAGTTTACTTTACTCCTGAGTTGGTTGTAGTGCTTTCAAAGTTGGATGTTGACAAGCGCAACGAAATCAAGGTATTGGCTCAACAAAGACTTGTGGCTATCGTAGAAACTAACGACGGTACTTACTGGGTTGTTGGTTACCAAAACGGTCTTGAGTTGAACGCTGGAACTTCTGCAACAGGTACGGCTTTCGCAGACCTTAGCGGTTACAGTTTGACGTTCTCAGGGCTTGAAGCTGAGCCGATGGTTGAGATTGATGCAGCAGACGTAACTGCGATTACAAACTAATTCGTATCTTCACACTTTCTCTTTTTCATTGTTCTGTTGAAAGGGGGTCGGCTAACGCTGACCCTTTTTCGTTTGGCACAATTTCGTCTTTTTGCTATTTAAAGAAAAACAAGCATGGCATCGACCGTAACACCAGCAACCGCAACGGTTCAAATAGTTGAAAGTCTAACACTCGGAGGAGTGGACAGAGGAGGCACTCATACTCGCACGATTAACAATATCGCAGAAGCTGACCGTAGAGTTATGACCGTTGACTCAGCTAATGAGATAGACCTGATTGAGCTTAACACAAACAACGGACAAGGCAAGTTTGTACGTTCATCTGTTAAGTACATCCGTATAACCAACTTGGATAACACCAACTTCATTCGGGTAAGATTCAAAAATAGCGGAGCAGAAACCGCAGATGTGAAAGTTGATGCTGGTGCTACCTTCATGCTATCAACTGGCTCAATGGATGCAGACACGGCTGCTGGAGCGTTCAGCGCATTTGTGGACATCGACAACATCAGCGCACAAGCTGACACGGCAGACTGCGATATTGAATATGTAGTGTTTGCAGTTTGATAAACATCGAACGAAATAGCGCAAACGAGATAGCGTTGACCCTTACTGAAAAGGGAACGGCTGCTTACTACCTGTTCAAGTTCCAATCGGACAACACGGAGGCGGTGGAGTACTGCATTGCTACGGACTCAAGTCTTTACCCTGACCGCTTTAACAAGTTCACTATTACAGAACAGACAAGCCCGGACAACTTGAACGCAGAGGTGGAACTTCCAACAGAGGGACAATGGCGGTACTTCGTTTACGCTAACTCTTCCGCGACCAATTTAGACCCAACAGGATTGACAGAATTAGAATCGGGAATCGTGAAAGTAACGGGAACAACAACACCAGTAACCACCTACTCAGGGGGCAACTCAAACTATGTAGTGTATGGCTCTTAAGGTTTTAAATTTCGAAGCGCATAAAGTACCGACCTTTAAAGAGGCGAGGGGCAAGGATTGGATTCTCTTTGGTGACGAAGGCGAGTACAAGAACCGTTACCCTGAGTACCTTCTGAACCTTTACCGTAGAAGTGCGAAGCATCATGCCATTATCAACTCCAAAAAGGACTACGTAGTTGGTCAGGGCTGGTCAGTAGATGCGGAAGGGTTGGACACAATGGGGCTTGCAAGACTTCAGCAGTTCATCAACGAGCCGAACCAATACGAGTCGTTAAACGACATCCTTGAGAAGGTTGCACTTGACTACGAGTTATACAACGGCTTCGCTTTAGAGATTGTTTACAACCAACTGAACGACAAGATAGCGGCTATTTACCATGCAGACTTTGCCCGTTATCGTTCAAATGAGGACGGCACTAAATACTACTATTCGGAAGATTGGAAGAAGCATAACCCAGTAGTCGAAGAAATAGACGCTTTCAATTGGAAAGAGCCAAGCGGCAAACAGCTACTTTACGTCAAAGGGTACTCACCTGACTGCAAGTACTACCCATTACCTACCTATCTTGGGTCAACGGGTTACATTGAGTTAGACGTAGAAATTGCAAACTTCCACCTCAACGCGGTGAAGAACAACTTTGTAGGAGGCACTATCGTGTCTTTCTACAATGGTGAGCCGACCCTTGAGGAACAAGAGGAAATCGAGCGACAGATAAAGGACAAGTTCACAGGAACGGACAATGCAAATTCAATCGTTCTGAACTTTGCCGATTCAAGAGACAGAGGAGTAGAAATCCAACAGCTTAATGGTAACGACTTTGATAAGCGTTTCGATGTTCTGAACAAGACCGTACAAAGGGAAATCTACGCTGGTCATCAAGTAACTGACCCAGCTCTATTTGGTATCAAAGAGGATGGAATCTTCACGAGCAGAAACCAATTGGTAGACAGCTTTGAGCTATTCCAAAACACCTACGTAAACAACAGACAGCAGTTCATCGAAAGGGTATTCAACGAACTGGCAGCATTGCAAGGGCTTGCGAACCGTCTATTCATTCAAGACACCGAGCCAATTAGCGTACAATTCTCAGAGTCCACCGTTACTTCAGTAATGACAGAGGCGGAAATCCGCGAGAAAGTAGGGCTACAAGTTGTTCAAACTGAGGAGGATTCTACGGTTGACAGTAAAACTAAAGACGCTCAGGCTGCACTTAAAGGCTCTGTCGGTGGTGTTAGCGGTATCATTACCCTCCTTCAGAACGTCAAAGAGGGTCTTATCGCTGAGAACTCCGCTATTGCGGTATTGGTTGAGTTGTATGGCTTCACACCTGAGACTGCAAGGGCTACGGTTACGGGTGAGGTCATACCTGAGAACGTGGCGACAGAGATGCGTTCAGTATTTCAGAAACAAGACGAGGATGCTATCCTTGTGGAGTACTTCAAGAACTGCGGCTCTACGGACTACGAACCAGTCGGAAATGGCAAGGCGTTAAACTTTGAATCTGAAACCTCCGCAAGGCTACACGAGGAACTGAACCGAAAGTATTGGTTCGCTGAGATTGACCCGTTGGACACGGCTATCCTGAACATACTAAAGGAAAATCCAGCTACTCCATTTCTTGCGATTGCCGAGCAGCTACAACTATCAATTGAAAGGGTAATGGCTGGACTTCAAAGACTGAACGAGGCGAACGCAATTAAGATAGCAATAGACGAGGTGCTTGACTCTACGCAAAGAGCAGTAGAAGTAACCAAAGAAGGCGAGCGGTTACTTGAAGAAATACCACCAGTAGAAGAGGAGTTCGTTATTCGTTACGTGTATGCAAAAAGACCGGGTGTTGCTGGAGGTGCTATCATTCCAACCACACGAGAGTTCTGCAGAAAACTGATAGAATTAGTTGAAAAGGAGAATAGAACTTGGGAGTTGACCGAAATCCAAGACATTGGAGTAAGTCAAAATAGAAACGTATGGATGCGAGGCGGTGGCTTTTGGGGTAAATCATACCATTGCCGACACTATTGGGAGCAGAAACTTATGCGAATTAAGAAGTAATGGCGAACGTACTATTCATATCAGAGACGTTTCTCAAGGACAACACTTTGCTCCACGAAAATATCGACTTTAAGTACTTGCGACCTGTTGTATTGATGTGTCAGGACATTCACATCCAGCACAAGATTGGCACTACATTATACAACGAACTCAAGACACAGATAACGAACTCCACGTTAACGGCTGCTAATCTTACACTTTTGGAGGATTACATTCAGCCGTCTTTGTTGTATTGGGTGCAAGCCGAAGCACCGACCGCGATAAGCTACAAGTTCCTGAACAAAGGGCTACACCAACAGAGTTCTGAGAACAGTTCAAACGCTTCGCTTGATGAAATCAACTTCATCTCAAAGAGGTACAAGGATAAGGCAGAATGGTATACCGAGAGGCTCGTTACTTTCTTGCTGGAAAACGAATCTGATTACCCAGCTTATGCCAACCCTGACGATGGTCTTGATACTATCCAACCTGACACGAGAACCTACACGACAGGAATGTTCTTAGGACGCAGACCGAAGTTTATTTCATTGGAAGATAAATATGAGTACAAACGCAAGTAGAAAGAATCAAGCGAAGCTAAAAGCATATGTACACGCTCAACGAAATACTAACCATAATCGAAACTCAGGCGAACGATCACCTTCAGGTGAGGCAGTACGGTCAGGGGGACGTTTGGGAGATAAACCCAAAGGAGCTTGATTATTTAGTTCTGTGGGCGATTGAAGAGAGCGTTGTGCTAAGTGAAAGGACTTTGACCTACAATATCCGACTTTTAGCAATGGACAGGGTCTTACCGGGCGAGGAGAACGAACAGGAAGTAATGAGCGATACAATCCAAGTTTTACTTGACTTCGTGGCTTACTTTAGGCAGCTTCACACGACAGACTTAAGCATACAGACGAGCGTAACACTTGAGCCATTTACCGAGCGATTTGACGACAAGGTGAGCTGGCATTCTTGCGTTCTTTCAATAACACAACCATACGACTACAACAAGTGTCAAATACCTAACTAAAATGACTGAATCACAGAAACTAATCGGAACACGCGGCTGCAAACTGCTCACAGGAACGGGAGCGTTGACGAGTTTAAAAGGCTACGCAATCATAGCGCAAGAAGATACCGTCTTCACTACATTTGAAGTGGATGGCGTTGATGCCCTTGCTACCTTCGGGTTGACTGGCGCAACGGTAAAAGCTGGCGCGTACATCGTAGTTCCTTCAGGCGATGCTATCACAGCCATCACCATGTCAAGCGGAAGCGTTATCATTTATAATCAATAAGAGATGCCATCAATTTTAACACGACCATCGGGCGGTGGCGCAGGAGGCGGTGCATCCGTTGCCGTTGTATTGGATGACATTACGCCAAAGTTAGGGCAGTCAGTTAC